TATGGCTATTCAAAAGTGTGAGGTTAATATGCAGATTGCTTATTACGATGTCGAGAAAAATGAGATGTGTTTGCGTGATGCGACAGCAGAAGAGCAAGTGGCTATTCTGTCCGCATCTTCCGATAACACTTTTGATTCGAAAAACTCTGATCTTCTAATGCAATTGGAAGATATTGACAAACGTAGTATTCGTGCTTTGCGCGAAGGAAATACTGCTAGAATTCAAGAGCTTGAAACTCAAGCGGCTGCTCTGCGGCTTCAACTAATCAAATAAGGAAAAATCATGTCCAAGCTGAACATGGCAACCGGTGGTGGTGGTCAACAACGTCCACCAGATGAAAAACAATCCTCGGTTCCAGTGAAAACTACTCCGACAAAGAAACAGAAATGAATGGATGGCGCTCGCGTATTTCCCTGATTCTGATCTTTCTGATCAGTTCATGGATTCACGCCCATGCAACTGCTTCGCTTCCCAATAATCCTGAAGCGCTGGCGTTTTACCATGGGAGCGCGAGCGCTGTCGATTGGTTGTTGCTGTATAGCTCGCCCAAATTGATTTCTGGGCGACTTTGTGACGATATCCAGGCCTCCTGCATTGCCTCGATCATCGTTAATTTCGCAGGATTCTGCGCATACATGGCCTACGCCCCGCCAGATGTTTATAACCATCTGATTGAGGGACTTTCGTATGTGCAATATCTACGACTTCTATACGTGGGCCGCTATGATGCTGATTATCACGAGCGCGCTATGGTGCCTGGCGCTGGTAGTGTCAGGGCTTAGGCTCATCGTAAAACGGAAACGATATGAACGAGCAAACAGAAAGCGTGAAGGAAGCTATAGCCGCAGCGGCTAGCAATCCAAAAGTAGCTACTGCCGTAGGCGCAGGAGCTGCTTCAGCCGGTGCTGCTGCGCAATTGGACATTATTACTGGCTGGATGGCGCGAGGAAGCGTTGCAATCGGTCTTTGTACTGCTGCTGTGGTCCTGGCAATCCAGATTCTCAAGCTAATCCGAGAAGTCAAAGAATATCGCAAACTGAAGGATTGATCATGATGAATTTCGATGATGCCTTTGCGCGCCTCATGGTAAATGAAGGCGGCTATGCAAACCGCGATGCAATTTCAGATCCTGGTGGTGAGACAAATTGGGGAATCACAAAAGCTGTTGCCCGTGCATGGGGCTATCAAGGTGATATGAAAGATTTGGCTCAAGATACCGCTAAATCCATCGCTCGCACCAATTATTGGCTGCCATATGGTTGCGACCAATTGCCACCTGCTATCGCTTTCCATATCTTCGATACAGCTTATCATGGTGGTTCTCCTGTGCGTTGGCTGCAATCATGTGTAGGCTCGACACCTGATGGCATTATCGGCCCGAAAACTATCCAAGCTGTGCGCTCTACTAATTCGGCTGAATTGGTGATGCAATTCACTCGCAAACGTATGGCCTACCTGCGTGGCTTAAAGAACTGGCCGCAGAATGCTGGCGGTTGGGTTGATCGTCTTATGCGAAACATGGAGGTGTTCTAATGGCTGCCGCAGATCCAATCACTGCCGTTCTCAATATCGGAACTACCCTTATTGAGCGTCTGTTCCCTGATCCAGCTCAAAAAGCTCAGGCAAGTCTTGAACTGCTAAAAATGCAGCAGTCAGGAGAATTGGCACAGATGAATGCTGATACACAGCTTGCAACTGCACAGACCGATATCAACAAGGTTGAAGCGCAAAGTTCATCTTTGTTTGTAGCGGGCTGGCGGCCTTGTCTTGGATGGGTATGCAGTCTGTCTTTCGGCTTCAAGTTTATTGGTGGCCCATTGCTTGTGATGATTGGTTCATATTTTGGGCATAACATCCAACTACCACAGTTCGATTATTCCGAAATGTCTACTATCTTGATGGGCATTCTTGGTCTTGGTACGATGCGGACCTTCGAAAAAATTAAAGGCGCTACCAAATAAAAAGCCGCCATATAGGCGGCGTTTGCTGGGTCAGTGAAGATCAGCGTCGCGAAGCAGAATAAACAGCCGAGCTGAACGAGCAGGAATCAGGCAGCGATTCGCTACCGGCATGCCAGGCGATCACGGTCTGGGAAGCCACGCAATCGACCGAGGTAGTCTGCGACAGATTCACGTAGTCGCTATTGTTCACATTCAGTTTATAGTTCTTTGCCGCATCGGCGAACGTGAACACGTTGGCGTTGGACCAGGCGCAAGTATGAACCGTGCCGGCATAGTCGGTGACCTTCACGGCCGACAGATTCGACAGATTCACCTTACGGGCCGAAGCCAGATCAACACTCTTAGTCGAAGTACATTGTGCTTGGTTAGATGCCTGAGTTTGTTGCGCATAAGCACTGCCAGAAACTGCTACTGCAAAAACTGCCAGAATTGCAAAAATTACCTTTTTCATTTACTTCTCCTAGTTTTAACCTGGAACCGCCAGGACGGTATGACTAAAATAATACTATTCTGTGTAATCAAATCCTATTGGATTTAATACTGCAAATTCCCCGTGAAATTCTACTGCTGCTTTGTTGTATGCATGTGCAGCTTCCTGAATATCAGAAAAAGACCTTTGAAATTTTACATCGCCATTTTTGTAAATTGTTGTTACCCATTTTTTACTAGGCTTATGAAAATGAACTCCTTTAAATCCTGACTTATTTTTTATAGTCAGCTTTTTATTCATATTATTTTGCGAACTAGAACAAATCCTCAAGTTTTCTCTAGTATTATTTAATTTATTACCATCTGCATGATCTCTTCCTATTTCTCCAGAAATAAGGACATGCATGAATGTTTTTTTTGCATCCATCTTTTTTATTTCTAGCATATCCTAGAAATAAATACCATGGGCCATTAGATAAAACCGATTCGTAATCATCGTCGTCAACCAAGGCAATTTGCCCTCCCTGAAGTTTAATCTCTTTCATTGCGTTCTCTCCGAGTGGGGTGGGGCGGCTATGCAAAAAGATCGTCTTGAATCGGTGCAGCAGTGCGATCCCAGAACGTAAGACCCTGATGCTGCTCGATACGCTCACGAAGGATCTGAGCGCGACTTTCTTTGTTCACTGGCATGTATGTGCCCTTCCATTTCTGGTCGATGCCGATGTTTTGCGCTACGTTCGTGCTATCGGCGGATGCTAAGGGCAGGCGTGTGAACACTTCAGGGTTAAGCATGCGCAGGCCATGAAGTTTGCAGACTGGGCGTCCATCACGGTCACATACAACATCCATCGCTTCGGCCATGCGGTTCCACCAAGCTTGCGTGCCAACGGTGGCGAACTCTCCAGAGCTACCAAGGCAGATGCGCGGCCACTTCAATGCAAGCCGCTCCAGCCGTTCCAGAGATTCATGCATGTGCCATACAGGTGCGCCTACATGCGGTGCGGTATTCCGCCAAGGCCATTTCTCGATCAGTGCATCGTTCTCTTCTTCGCTGCCATCTATCACGTCCGGTATCACGGCAAAATCGAACTGCGGGTAACGGTGCAATTCCGCGATCCATTCGTAATATGGTTCCCAGTCCATGATAGGATTTCCCGACTTCCAGGCGGAGAAGGCCGAGCAATCCACGGCGAAGCTTTGCGCGATAGACAGCGCAAGCGCGAGCTGCTCAGGACGAAGCCAAGGAATGAAGGCCGCCCCGCCCCGAATAGTGCGCGCTGCCGCCGTTTCCGGCCATGCAGGCAATCCGTGATATGGCCTCACACCTCACCTCGCACAGTCTCAATATCCACGCCGTGGTGATGTGCCCTAAGCGTTTGCAGGCCACCAAAGCGGCGGTGCAATTCGTCGGCTATCTGCTCATGGAAACCTTGCTTGATGAGCGCTGTGGCTGTGGTGATGTGCTCGACCTGGATCATTTTGTCGGCCGTCTCTATGACAAGGTTGTAGATAATCTGCATGCCGTTATTCGGGCAGGCCGCGACGAATTGATGCGAGTACCGATTAGCCATTCGCTCCCCCTTCAGAGGACATGGCAGCGCGATATGCGTCGATAGCTTCGCGCGGGGATTCCGACCATTCGCGTTGCGCTTCTTCGGTGAGCGGCCAGTGCAGCCGGTAGCGCGTGCCGGACGCCAAGGTCAGGCTCTCGATGCGGCATTCTTCGGTCGCCATGAAATCCAGCCGCGTTGTGTCAGCCTGTACGGCTGCTGTCTGTGCAGGCGTGGTGATGTTCAGGTCTTGCACGTCGTCAAGCAAAACATATCTGCCATCAGCATGCGCTTCCATTTCACCAGGATTGCCGTACATGGCTGGAGCATAGCGCTGAAGGCTGCCGATATCCGCCACTGCTTCCTCCACTGCTACAGGAGAGGCAGCAGCCAGGATGGCGCGGACAGCGTTTACAAATTGGGCTTTCATGTCGCCAGCGCGGATGGAATCCATGCAGTCACGGTGAAGCCAGAAATTGTAGATATAGTCATCGGAAAATTGATTCATGTCATCACCTAGTCATCAATGTTTACTTGGTATTCGAGCATTGTTTGATAAACCCTAGGATCGATTGATCCTTTATAAAGTTCAGCCACTCGCCTTATTTCATCTTCCTTTGCCTTCTTATAGACGTTGAAGGCTTCCTCTGGTGTTTTGTATAGGCCCAACAATACCTTCTTGCCACCCACGCTCAGTTCGGCCGAAAAATTGGAATATTTCTTGTGCTTGCAGTAGACGCCAACTGGGTAAGCTCCTCGTCTAACTCCACCCCGGATGAACAGCCTATTCACATGACTGGGCACAAAGCAGCAGTATTCAGGACCGTAGATCTTGTTCCCTTTGACAATAATGTCTTTGTCTAGTTGGTATCCATCGAATCCATATCCCACCTGATTCGTGGCCCATTCAATGAATCCTTCGTAAGATTTGAAGGCCACATCTACCGCACAGTCTGAGTAACAAAGCTGACCAGTTTTCCCGGATGCTCTGCGCATCATTGCGTGCCATTTTTTGTAGCCCCACTCATATCGCACGCTATCGATATTTTTTTGTCGGCTCATATTATTCCTGGTGGGTGTGGGCGAATACGCCTGCCATCTTGCGGATTTTTTCTACTGCGTAACGCTGGGCTTTATCCATGCGCTCGTTCATGATTTCGTCGTCGGCCCATTCCAAAGAATCCTCTTCGCCAAACAGACTAGTAAAGTCTTCGGATTCAATGATGGCTGCTGCCTCATGAAGTGCGCGCTTATTCATTTCGCGTTGACTTGGTCGTTTCATGTCTTGCTCCTTTATCCGCCTCTGTGTGGGAGGCGGGAGTGGTTAGTTATCGTTATCGGCTAAGAAGCCGGAATGCTGCTGCTGCCACACGTGGAACTTGGCCATTGCCAAGGGCATTAAGCTGGTCCAGCCGATTGGCCACCCCATCAGCCAGGATGGGAATTCCGGATTGAGCGGGCCATATAGTTCCTTGTGTGTCACCATTGTTTTCAGTTTGTTCCTGGCACGGCTCCCACCCCATTTGCACAGCGATGGGCCGCCAGTGTTCGTCATAGCCGTTGGCGTCGGCCAGAATCCAGATTCTTTCTCGCTCATGGGGAGCGCCGGCGTGATGTGCGCCAAGCACTCCCCATCGCGCATCGAACCCCATTGCGGCCAGGTCGGCGAGAACGGCGCCAAGTCCGCGAGTAGTGAGCATTGGCGAGTTTTCCATGTATGCGTAGCGAGGTCGTACTTCGCGAATGATGCGGGCCATTTCCACCCACAGCCCGCTACGTTCACCTTCGATGCCGGCACCTTTTCCACCGATACTGATGTCCTGACAGGGAAATCCGCCAGAAACGACATCAACACGGCCGTACCATGGTTTTCCGTCAAAAGTCGTAATGTCAGACCAAATTGGGAAAGGTCGGAGAATTCCATCGTTTTGTCGTTGCGCCAGAACTTGTGCGGCGTAGGCATTACGTTCAACTGCGCATACGGTTCGCCATCCAAGGAGGTGCCCGCCGAGTATTCCTCCACCAGCGCCTGCGAAAAGAGCCAGCTCATTCATGCCTCCGATCCTTGAACGCTGCCCGGCTCCTTCGCTGCACTCATGGCGATAGCGGATGGGGCAATCAGGTCACCATTCCAATCGCCGCCAGGGCGCGGGAACGTTGCGCCGTTGTTCCACTTCCAGCCGCGTTCGGTGCGATACCATGCACCGCCATTGATGGAAGGTGCCTTCGTCCCGATGGGCGCGTTGCCAAGGGTGAGATTTCGCTTTGGTTCTGCTGCCGGTACTGCTTCTTGCTGGGGCTGGGATGGTGCGGCATTCAATTCGCGAAGCTTGGCTTCAGTGCGCTTAACTGCTTCATGCACAGCCTCTTCTTTATTGACACTTTCGTAAGCATGGTCATGATTGACGATGTTCATCCACTGAACATCATTCAGTGGTTTCCACTGAGACACACTCACTGCTGCTCGCTGTCCGTCCTGGGGCTGAGATGAGGCGACAGCGCCGTTCACAGGAACGCGTGAAATACCGAATCCACCAGAAATACTTGGCGCAAAACCTGAAGTAAATTGTTTCGCCAGTTCTTCAGTAGCGAACAGCATCAAGAAGGTTTTGCTTGAAACTGACCATACTTCTTGAGGTGCGACTGCTCGCTGTCCGTATGCGCGGAGAGCGGCGCTAACGCATGCTTCGCCGTATTCCTTGGCGTATTCGATCATTTGCGGGCCAGTGAAGTACGAGCCAACCGGCAGCTTCTTTGCCAAATAAGTCACACCATTCGGATAGAACGTGGCATTGCACGGAGTTGGCAGCGGCGGCAATTCAGATACGCCTGGAACGTTATCTTGCGGGGCGGCGATATCTTGGGAGAGGGCGGCTTTGTATGCAGCTTCCCAAATTCCTATAGAGAATTCGATGGTATAACGATCCTTCGCATAATTAGAAGGCGCAGTTTTCCAGAATTCATCAAAGTCTTTGTAGATTTTTTGGCTATCAGTTTTAGCAGCGCATTCCTGGCGGCCCATTTCTTCCGCTGCATCCTGCATTGCACAGAAAGCTTCCAGAGCTTGCTCAGGATCGCCTTTGAAGTAATCCCAGTATTCCACTTTAGCAAACTCGCGGATCAGTGCGATTGCCTCAGATGCCTTGTCGCTGTATTTGTCGAAGCTCATTTCGCCTCCTTTAACAGACGCATACGAGCGCGGTAAATAGTGGAAGGATTCACTTTGTGCTTTTTTGCGAGTTCAGCATCACTAGGTTTAGCGTTAGCTGGCGCTTTACTGTAATCGCGCATTGCCGCCTGAACTGCTGCGGTCGGATTTGATGGCATATTTTTCCTTTAAGGGGCTGAAGCCCCATATGTTAATCGTCGCCGTAGCCGGAGCCGGAGCCGTAGCCGGAGCCGTAGCCGGAGCCGTAGCCGGAGCCGTCGCCGGAGCCGTAGCCGGAGCCGGAGCCGTCGCCGTAGCCGGAGCCGGAGCCGGAGCCGTCGCCGTAGCCGGAGCCGTAGCCGGAGCCGTAGCCGGAGCCGTAGCCGGAGCCGTCGCCGGAGCCGGAGCCGGAGACGTAGCCGTAGCCGGAGCC